TATATCTAGATGTTAATGTTGAAATTAACGGCGAAGCTAAAATTAAAAAATTAAAAGCAGGAATTATAAACAATACAGTAGCTGGATTAGCTTGGCAAGATAAACCAGGATCCGATAATCAAATACTAAGTGATTTTTCTTTCAGCTATAGCGGCGGCTCTCCAGGCCAGGCAGCAACTGCAAAAGAAGCTAACGAATTTGAAGACGGAGATAAGGCATTGTATCCAAAGCGTATTCCGTTACATGAACCTTGGAAAGGACATGAAAATTTAGATCCTAAATCGTTCATACCAGACGAAACACTAGCAGGAGAATCAGAGCGTCCTGAGGAGGATGAAGCAGAATTTCAATTCCCTCCAATCGATGACACATTTAAAAAGGCGTAAGTTATGAGTACATTAGAAAAATCGTTATATCAACAAACTAAAGTAGCAGTAGGATCGAAAAAAGATAACATCTACGTAAAAAGTCCAACATATAAAGGATTTAGTACAGCAGATGGTTCTCAATCGAGTAATAAGCTATACGACATTGCATTGATTAAACAAGATATTATAAATCATTTTCATATTAGAAAAGGTGAAAAACTTAGCGACCCATCATTTGGAACTATAATATGGGACGTATTATTTGAACCGTTGACTGATCAAACTCGCAATCTTATTATTAAAGATGTTTCGGATATTATAAATTATGATCCTCGAGTTTCAGTTAATCAAATTACTGTTGACACATACGAGCATGGTATTCAAGTAGCATGTGAATTAGTGTACAAACCGTATTCTATTGTTGAAAAAATACAGTTTCAATTTGATGAAAACGCTGGATTTTTTACAGGATAATTATATACGCGGTTATTTAATACTGCTAAATATTACAAAGATATAAGGGAATAAAGATGTCCTCAACTGACAGACAAAATAGATTGTTATTATCGGAAGATTGGAAGCGAGTCTACCAGTCATTCCGTAACGCAGACTTTCAAAGTTATGATTTTGATAACTTGCGTAGAACTATGATTCAATACTTGCGGGATAATTATCCTGAAGATTATAACGACTATGTAGATAGTTCAGAATACCTTGCACTAATAGATCTTATTGCATACTTAGGACAAAATATTGCTTTCCGTATTGACTTAAATGCTCGTGAAAATTACATGGAACTTGCAGAGCGTAGAGAATCAGTACTGCGTTTAGCACGTTTGCTTTCATACAATCCTAAGCGTAACCAAGCTACTAACGGACTTGTAAAATTAGATAGTATCAAGACTACTGAACAAGTAATTGACAGTAACGGCAATAATTTACAAGAACAAACTATTGTATGGAACGATGTTTCAAATCCTGATTGGTACGAACAATTCATTAAAGTAATGAATACAGGATTACCGTCAAATTCAGAGTTCGGAAAACCAAACAAAAAAGAGTTGATATCAGGAATATCAACAGAGCAATATCGATTTAATTCTATTAATTCAGACATTGCAACTTACCAATATAATAAAATTATTGACGGAAGAAACTTATCGTTTGAAATAGTGTCAACTGATGTTACAAGTACATCTATTGAAGAAGAAGCACCGTTTCCGGGAAATAAGTTTGCATTAATTTATAAAGACGACGGAAAAGGTGTTGCTAGTAATTCAACAGGCTTCTTTAGTCACTTCCGCCAAGGGTCTTTAGACCAGGGTGTATTTACAATAAACAATCCTAGTTCTAATCAATCAATTGCAGTCGAAGCACCAGACATTAATGATACTGATGTTTGGTTATATAAGTTAGATTCTGAAGGAAATGAACAAGAACTTTGGTCCAAGGTTGATGCATTACAAGGTAATAATGTTGTTTACAATAGCTTGTCTAAATCAGAAAGAAATATTTATAGTGCGTTAACAAGAGTTGACGATAGAGTAACTTTAGTGTTTAGTGATGGTGTCTTTGGCAATTTGCCACAAGGTACATTTAGAGTATACTTTAGATCTAGTCAAAACGAACGTATTGTTCTTACGCCTAAAGACTTTAGTAATATTTTAGTTAGCATTCCTTATATTTCTAAATCAGGAAAAACAGAAGAATTAACATTATTGTATAGTTTGTATTACACAGTTGATAACGGCGCAACAAGCGAAAGTACTGATACTATTAGATTTAATGCACCGTCAACATATTATACACAAAATAGAATGGTAACTGGCGAAGACTATCAAGTTGCGCCACTTGGTATTAATCAAAAAATTGTAAAAGTAAAAAGTGTTAATAGAACAGCAAGTGGCATTAGTAGATATTTTGATTTAATTGATGCAACTGGAAAATATTCTCAAACTACACTTTACGGAAACGATGGCGTATTGTATAAAGAGTATCAAAATAAGTTAGAAGGCTTTACTTTTACAACAAAGACTGATGTAGAAGGTGCTACTGAAAATACCATTGTTCCGTTATTATCGGATAAGAAACTTCGAAATTTTTACTTTGACCAATTTCCTAAAATACTAACAGACGACTTGGGCATTAACTGGAGTCGAACAACCGTTGAAACTAATTTAGTAACAGGGTTATTTAAAAGTGCAGACGGTATTGCTATTAAATTAGGTTCATTTACGTCAACAATTATGTCCTTGTTAAAACCAGGAACTTTAATTAAATTTATTGCTCCAACAGGAAAACATTTTGATAAAAAATTAAACATAGTTGACGGACCGTCATCTAAAATTGGTGACTTAGATTATAAGTGGGTAAAAGTAATTTCAGTCAATGGCACAGGCATTGAAGAAAGACCAGACGGAACCGGAGCTGTATACTTAAATGACGAAATTCCTACTGGTGCTCTTTTAGGTGAAATTAAACCTGCATTAGCAAATAATTTAATTGACAGTGTTAAACAACAGGTAATCGATCAAATATTTGTATATAAAACATTCGGACTACGCTTTGATCAAACAAGCGGCGAATGGAGACTAGTTACTGAAAATAACTTATCGATAGGCACTGAATTTTCATCTGGAAAATCAGGAGATACTACTAATCAACAATTGGATGCTAGTTGGACACTATTATTTGAAAATGATGGTGAACGTTATACAATTACATATCGCGGCATGCGTTATGTATTTGAAAGTGATAAAGAGATTAAGTTTTATTACGATCCTAAAGAAAAAATTTACGATAGCAAAACCGGTAAGATTATTAAAGACGCAATTACAGTTTTAAATATAAATTATAAACCAGATGATGTTAATGCATTTACAAGAGACTTTGATTGGGAAATTGTTGATGCATATAGAGATTTAGAAGGTTATGTTGACAGTAAAAAATTAGAAATCAGTTACTTCGATGCAGACGAAGACGGTATTGTTGATGATGCAGATTTATTTGAAGAAATTGTTTCTCCGACAGTTAATGTAAAATCTAAGTATGTTATATTTCAAAAAATAACTTCGGTTGACGGAGTTGAAGATTTTAATTACTTAAACAATGCTGATGATGCAGTTATTATATTAGCTACAAAATCTGAATTAAGACCATTTAGCGAATATAAAGATGGACAGGTATTTTATTACATTGATTCTGATGTATTTGAAGTACTAAGTCAAACGGCATTAAAGTTAACTATTAGTGCAGATTATAAAGCACGTCTTGGTCGTAATGATTTGAAGTTTAGATATTACCATGCAGCAAGTGCAGAAACACGTATTGATCCTAGTGCAAGCAATATTATTGATATGTATATTCTTGACAGGACGTATGATGCAAATTATCGTATGTGGTTATTAGAAAATTCAATTAAACAGCCACTACCGCCAAGCAGTGACGAGCTGTTTATATCTTATGCTAGTCAGTTAAATAAAATTAAATCACTTACTGATGAAATAATTTATCATCCAGTTAAGTACAAAGTATTATTTGGCAATAAGGCAACAGAAGATTTGCAAGCTACATTTAAAGTTGTAAAAAACAAAGACAAAGTATTAAATGATAACGAAATTAAAACACGTATCATAACAGCAATTAATCAATTTTTTGCTTTAGACAATTGGGACTTTGGAGAACAGTTTTATTTCTCAGAACTTGCGAACTATGTTATGTATCAACTTGCTCCAGATGTATCTACATTTATTATCGTACCAAAACAAGAGGATCAAAGTTTTGGTAGCTTATACGAAATTAAAGCAGAAGCTGATGAAATTTTCATTAGTGGTGCCGATGTTACTAGTATCGAAGTTATAGACGCAGTAACAGCTTCGAGACTTAAAGCACAAAATACAATAACTACACAAACTGTTTCAGTAAATGCCGGAATACAAAGTTCAGCATTAGATGATGCTTCGGCAAGAGTTACATCTACTAACAATGTAGTTAATAATACTAACACAGGGACAACTTACTAATGGCAAAAAATGACCAAAATGAATTTCCATTGCCAAATGGTTCTAACTCGAATAAAAGAGAAAGTGCTAGACACTTACCAAAGTATTTTAGAACAGATAAAAACCAAAAGTTTTTAAAGTCTACATTAGATCAAGTATTACAACCTGGTGTAGCTGAAAAAATAAGTTCATTTGTTGGTAGAAAAACTGCAAAGTCTTATGTTAAAGATGACAACTATCTAAGTGATATATCAGCAGACAGAACTAACTACCAATTAGAACCTGCTAGTATTATACAAGACTCAAACGGAAACGTTGATTATCATGCTGATTACCGAGATTACATAAATCAAATTGCTAACCTAGGCGGATCAAATATTAATCATGGTAGAAATACAAAAGAAGAATTTTATTCCTGGGATCCAAAAATTGATTGGGACAAATTTAGTAATTTTAGAGAATATTACTGGTTACCAAACGGTCCAAGATCTGTGTTTATACCAGGCGAACAAAAAGAAATTACAAGTACATATACAGTTGAGTTAGCAGAAGCATTGGGCGACTATTCTTATGTTTTTACTCCAGATGGGCTAACTAACAATCCTATACTAAAATTATATAGAGGTGTAAAATACAGATTTGAAATTAACACTCCTGGATTACCATTAACATTTAAAACTCAAAGAACTTTAGATGATGCATTTTTATTAGTAGACGGAATATCAGCCCAAAAAGTTGATGAAGGCGTTATTGAATTAGAACTAGGATCAGATGCACCTGATGAGTTATTTTATGTTTCGAGTGAAGATATTAATTCTGGTGGATTAATTAGAGTAGCAAATCAAAGCGATGCTCAATTTATTGATGTTGTTGCAGAAATTATCGGTAAGAAAGAATATCAAACAAGAGATAATTGGTCATTAACTAACGGATTAAAAGTTAGATTTAGAGGCGATGTACAGCCGGAACTATATCGAGACAAAGAATGGTATGTTGAGGGTGTCGGTGAAGAAATTGAATTAGTATCAGCAACTGACGTAGAAGTTTCTTTTCCTGTAGGTGTTGATGTTGATGTTCCGTTTGATAATGACGAAGGATTTGATCAGTTTCCTTTCTCACAAGCAACAGGATATCCAAGAGATAAAGATTATATTACAATTAATCGTGCAAGTCCAGATGGAAATTTTTGGTCAAGATATAACAGATGGTTTCATAAAGATGTAATTGAATTAGTAGATACAATTACAAATAATTCTGTTACAGTTGACGAAACTGCTCGTGCAAGCAGACCTATTATTGAATTTGAATCTGGTTTAAGATTGTATAACTTTGGATCATTCTCAAAAGGCACAATTGACTTAATTGACACTTTTACTACGGATGCGTTTAGTACTATTGAAGGTAGTTTAGGTTATAATATTGATGATATACAGTTATCAACAGGCATGCGTGTTATATTCTTAGCAGATACTGATCCACTAGTAACTGGTAAAGTATTTGAAGTAAAATTTATTAAGTTCAAAGGAAGCGGAACAGACGGACAGATAACTCTAGTCCCAACCACAGACAGTGAGCCGTCTAGCGGTGAAAATGTACTAGTAACCCGCGGCACAGAAAACGGTGGCAAAATTTGGTATTACGACGGTAATAAATGGAGTATTGCACAGGAAAAAACGTCAGTAAATACACCACCAATTTTTGATGTATTTGACGAAAACGATATTAGTTATTCTAACATAAATGTATATCCTGCATCGTCTTTTAGAGGAAGTAAGATATTTGGGTATAAAGTTGGAACAGGTGCAAACGATACTGCATTAGGATTTCCATTAAGTTACAAAAGTATTGAAAATGTTGGAGACATAGTATTTGATTTTAATTTTAATACAGACACTTTCCAATATCAAACTAATGATACATTAAATGTAGTAGATGTTAAACAGGGATTTTTAAGAAAATATAAAGGTAAAAATTTTACAATAGCAAATGTTTATACTAAGGCTAATACATTAAGTGAGCAAAAAGTAATTCTTCAATATGTAAACGATAACACTCGCATTACATATCCAATTAACTGTTATGATCGAAGTTCTGAGCTTACTGATTTATCTATTACAGTACTATGTAACAATATTATAAAATATGAAAACATTGATTACGAATTTGAAAATAGTGTTGATAAGATTAAGAGTATAAAATTTAAATATGATTTAGATAAAGATGCATCAATTATCATAAAGTGTAGCTCTTCGGCTGTAAAAAATAATAACGGGTATTATGAAATTGCTAATAATCTTGAAAAGAATCCGTTGAATGAAGATTTAACTTCATTTACACTTGGCGAAGTTAACGATCATGTTTTTAGTATAACTGAAAATGTTCCTAACTTTAATGGAATATTTCCTGGACCGTCTAATTTAAGAGATCTAGACGGGTTAAGCAAATACGGAAGAAAGTTTATTAAACATAGTTCGCCGTTAAACTTATCAATGTACAGTCTTATCGATAAGCCGTCAAATATAATTAACGCTGTTAGATATTCTAAAAAAGAATATGCTAAATTTAAACGTTTGTTTATTGAAACAGCTGAAAGTATAGGGTATTCAGGAAATGTAAAAGGGCATGTTGATAAGATTATTACTGAGCTAGTAAAAAGTAAAACAAATGTTATGCCATTTTACTTTAGTGACATGATACCTTTTGGTACAGCAATTACAACTAAAATAATAGTAGAAGATATAGCAACTCAATTCTATGCTTTAAATACTGATTTTACACTAGAAACATTAAGCACTCGAGCAGTAACAGTATATTTAAATAGTGAACAATTAATACACAATAAAGATTATACATTTAATACTGAAGGCTTTTTAGTAATTACTGCTACTAAGTCTGTTGGTGACATTATTGAAATAAACGAATACGATACAACTAACGGGTCGTTTATACCACCAACGCCGAGTAAGTTAGGTTTATATCCAGTATTTGAACCATATCTATATCAAGATACCTCATTTAGTAGTAATCCTACAGTTATTAAAGGACATGACGGAAGCATAGTAAAGGCTTTTGGAGATTATAGAGATGCATTAATTTTAGAATTAGAAAAAAGAATCTTTAATAACATTAAAATTAATTACGATCCTACGTTGTTTAACGTTCATTCATATGTACCTGGACTTAATCGTAATACTGCGTTTACTAGAAAAGAAATTAATGCTCCGTTGACTACAGATTTTTTACAATGGATGACATTAGTTGATAAGGACTATACTGTTAACTCTTACTTTGATACAAATAATCCGTTTACTTTTAACTATTCATTATTGATGGATAAGAATGGTGACAAGTTACCAGGTTGGTGGAGAGCAATATACAGATATTACTTCGATACAGATAGCCCGCACTTAACACCATGGGAAATGTTAGGATTTAGTATTAAACCAAGTTGGTGGGAAGATCAATATGGTCCTGCACCTTACACAAAAAATAACTCCTTACTTTGGGAGGATTTAGAAAGAGGAATAATTAGAGATCCTAGCGGTTCATTTAAAATTAATAAATTATATAGACGTCCAGGATTAAAAACGTTTATACCAGTTAATGCTTCAGGTGAATTATTAGGTCCTTCTAATTGCAATATTCCAAAACGATTTGATACACAGTCATTAAATAGAGGATTTGTTTTTGGTGACGGAAGCCCAGTTGAGGATGCATGGATAAACAGTTCAGAATATCCATTTGCAATTCTAACTAGTTGGCTAATTAACAGCACACCTTCTGCACTAGCTACAGGTTTTGATAGATCAAGACAAGTTCGCAATTCTATCGGACATATAATTTATAAAGATACAAAAAATCATATTAAGTTAGAAGACTTATGTTTTCCAACAGGTATTAATGAATCTGCACAAAAATTAACATCAGGATTCGTAAATTATATACAAGATTATATGTCATACAATCTTGCTGATAAATTTGTTGAATATCAAAATAATATAAAATCAATTAAAAACAGACTTACCTTTAAACTAGGCGGATTTACTGATAAATCTAAATTTAAATTAATACTTGATAGCAGAACACCTACAAACGAAGGTAATGTTTTTATACCAGAAGAAAACTATCAAGTATTTTTAAATACAAGTACTCCGATAAAAACTATAAATTATAGCGGTGTTATAGTTGAAAAAGTACAAGGTGGATTTTCGATTAGAGGCTATGATAAAGAGTTACCTTATTTTAAATATTATCAATCATTAACATCTTCAAAAGATATTGAAGTTAATGTTGGTGGCGTGTCAGATTCATATATAGAGTGGAATGAAAATAGAACCTATGCTAAAGATACTATTATAGAAAATAACGGATCTTATTATAGAACAAATGTTACCTTTACTTCGGGTAATGTATTTGACTCTAGTCAACCTACAGAGTTAACAAAACTTGCTAAACTTCCTATTACTGGTGGCCGCAATGCAACCTTTAAAAACAGGTTTAATAAAGATGATGTACTAACCTTGTCGTATGGTACAATTCTTACATCAATACAAGATGTTATTGACTTTTTATTAGGATACGAACATTGGCTAGTTGAACAAGGATTTAGATTTCAATACTTTGACGGCACAGAAAATATAATTTCAGACTGGAAAAATGCTTCAAGAGAGTTCTTATTTTGGACATCACATTCTTGGGGCGAAGGCGCCCTTATATCTTTAAGCCCTGCAGCAGATCAAGTTTGGTTTAATACTGAATATGCTAAGGTTGATAGTGTAACTGATAATTTCTTTGGGTACGGATTATTAAAATCAGATGGCAAACCTTTAGAAAGTAAATTTTTAAAGATTGACAGAATAGATAGAAATAATTTTAAAATAACACCAACTATTACAGCTGACGGAGTTTACTCTATTAAAATTCCGTTGACACAAACAGAACATGTTGTAATGATTGATAACTCGTCAGTATTTGGTGATGTAGTTTATCAACCAGCTACAGGATATAGACAAGATAGAATAAAAGCATTTGGATATCGTACTACTGATTGGAACGGCAGTCTTGACATTCCAGGATTTATATATTCTGAAGTTATTATAAAAGATTGGCAACAATGGACTGATTATGCAGTAGGTGATATGGTTAAGTATAAAGAATTTAATTATACAGCTGATGCAGTTATTACAGGATCAGAAACTTTTGATTATAATCAATGGGTGCGGTTAAATGAAACGCCTCAAAGTAAACTAATACCAAACTTTGAATATAAAACAAATCAGTTCGCAGACTTTTATGATCTAGACACAGATAATTTTGATGTAGTACAGCAACAACAAGCTCAACATCTTATTGGTTACCAAAAACGTAAGTATCTTGAAAATATTATTAACGACGAAGTTAGTCAGTACAAATTTTATCAAGGAATGATTCAAGAAAAAGGAACTCGTAATAGTCTTGATAAATTGTTTGATGTATTAAGTGCTAATGATAGAGAAAGTTTAGACTTTTATGAAGAATGGGCAATTAAACAAGGGCAGTATGGTGCAAGCGAAGGATTCGACGAAGTTGAATTTAAATTAGACGAAAAGAAATTTAGATTAAATCCTCAGCCAATACAGTTAACAAATAGTGATGACGTTGACGGACTTGTATATAATATTAAAGATTTTGAAGTTTATAAAAAGCCATTAACGTATAATAATAATTTTCTTCCTCAAAAAACAGATTTAAAATCATTTACTCGTAGTCCTGGATTTGTTAACTTATCAGATATAGATGTAGTGTTAGCTGATTATAATGGTATAGCTAATTTAGATATTGAATCACTTAGTAATAAAGATTATTTATGGGTCGGATCTAAAGAAAATAAATGGAATGTATTACAGTATGTTTCCTTAGATACTACTATTACTTCTATTGAAACTTTACAACAAAAAATTACCGACACTACTGCGCCGTATGAGTTAGAAATAACATTAGATAATTCACCCGCAGGCATTAAAGCTGGCGATATATTAGGCATATTTAATGTACAAATTAATGATGATGCTCAAGACGGATCTACTGAAACTGAAACTACTAACACTAGGTTATCACAGTTAAAAGGATTTTATAGAGTTACTAAAAAAGTACTTAATAAAATTTATTTTGAAAGTAATGTTCAAATTGAAAAGATACCATCATGTGAAGGGTTAGTTACAACTTTTAAATCTGTAAAAGTAAGCGATTATGTTGAGGCTAATAAAATAGCACAACAAGGCATCGACGAAGGATCGTTAATATGGATTGAAAATACTGAAAATGATTGGAAAGTTCTAAAGAACTCCCAAGGATTTAATCTATTACAACAAATACCTGCAGAAGAAACTGGCGAAAATAATTACGGCGGATCAATTACAGTTGATAACAGAAACAGTATTATGTCAGTGTCGTCACCGATTGCTAGTAATAACGGAAAACTTTTTATATATAGCAGAGGCGGAAATAGTCAAAATTATCAATTTACACAAATAGTAGAACCAGCAACTAGTGCATCAGTAGGATCAGGACAACTATTTGGTACAGGACAAGCTATTAGTGCAGACGGAAAATACTTAGTAGTAGGTGCTCCGGGTGCTTCAAATGTTAAATCAAGATACAAGGGTGAATTTGTATCTACGCAAGATTATGATAACAAAGATATTGTTCAATACGACGGACTGTTATGGGAAGTAGTAGTTGATATTCAAGGTGCCCAAGCACAGCAACAATTTGGAAGTTTTGGGGCTATAGCAGAAGTATTACAAAATAACAATATTTTTGCAAATGAAGCATTTTTTAAAAATATGTTAACGGGTAATTATCCGTTTACCGAATCTGAAGAAGACACCCATCCTCAGCACGTTCTTGTAAGAGCTCCTGCAGACCAGTATTCAGGAACTACAGCAGGTGATGTAGTTTATATGGAATGGAACGAATTTACATCAGCAAATCAAGATATACCGACTACAACTGCAAGACTTCCATTTAACAATGAGTTCCCTGCAATTACACAAGAATTTTTAGAATCGGGGTTAACTATACAAAAGAAAGTTGATGTAATTTTAGAGATTCCGGTATTATCAATATTGCCACAGATTGGTGATCAAGTTGAAGCAACTGGCGTGTTTGGATATGTTAATTATGTATATGTTTCAAACAATAGAGCAGTAATTTATATTGAAAGAACAAACGGTGCTTGGCCTCTTATCGGACAATTATTTAAGGAATCTGGAGAAGTTGTTGGCGCATTTCAAAGAGCTGCACCTACAGATTCAATTGATGTTAATGCAGAGCTTGGCGGTTATTGGTTCTTTGATACCGGTGCTGATATCGAACTTTCTGCAAATAATGTTGACGAAGCAAGAGGCTTAGTAGTTTATAATGTTATACCAACAGGCGAAGTAGACACAGATGCATTTGGTGCAAATATTTGGAAGTATAATAATACACAGTCTGGAATTTATGGTTCTAATGCAGATAACAGTTATATAAGAACTCTTACATACCAAGGTACTCCAGGACCAGCAGATAACTTAGATATTATACCGAGTGATTTGTTTATTGTTCGGGCTCCTAAAGCACTAACTGATAATATAGTAGTTGGTGACGAAATAGGGCTAGAAATATTACGCTTTCCAAGTGATGCTGACGGATCCTTTATTGATATTACACCAACAGGGTTAACTTATACTCAAACAAATAAGAAGCATACGCTGTATGATTTATGGGAAGGGTATATTGATTTTGATTTAGATGAAACAAACTCTGTTACTGGTGCACCATTTGAACCTAAAGTAGGACAGTTTGTTAGAGAGCGCACACCTAACCCAGGAGCAACAGCAAAGGTAGTATACTATCAAAAATTTAATAACAGTAAAGCCCGAGTATATGTTACTAATGTATTAGGCGATTGGGGAGCATTAGGGACAGGTAGAACTATTGAATATATAGGTATTCCAACAGATCCAGATCCAGCATATAACCAAGACCAAGTACTTGGCGATATTAATGCAGTATCATTAGGCGACTTAGTTGCAGATAATTTAGGCATAGGTAAATTATGTGTGTTCCAATTAGATGCAGAAATTGAAACTGTACCTGCTGAAAGTACAATAATAGGTGCAGAATATATTATATATAAAGATACGCTAATTTCAGGACAACCGTTATTAGCTAATCCTCCAAGCTCTATCAATCTTGACTACACACAAGTATTTAAAATACCAGTCAATCCAGATGCTCCGGGAAACAATTTAAATAACTTTGGTTATTTCTCAGTATTCCAAAAAGAAAATGTGTCATCATTTAACCCAATTGATACATTCATACTACCTGATGTAACAGAAAATCTGCGTATAGGTAGTAAGATTAAAATAGCCAAAAGAAATGACTTATATAAAGTTCTCATAGGAGCACAAGGCAACGGAACACTTAGTAATCCAGGAAAGATATTCTTTATTAACAAAGGTACTGATGCTGAAGGTATAGTATACGATTGGGAAACTTCAAAAGACAAGCGTTACAAAGGTGTGTTTAGCACATCAACAAATTATATAATTAATGACTATGTTTATTATAGCGGATATTTTTACAAAGCATTAACAAACATAGCCGGTGACGGAACAACATTTACTGCTACAGAATGGCAATTAGTAAATAACGATCAAATAAGAAGTATTGACTACTTAGGATATATTCCAAATGATACAGGAACTATTCCAGAGGATCTTGATTATAAAGGATTCTTCACTCCGCTGTCAACATACACAATAGATGAAATTGTACAATATTTTAACGGAAATTTCTATAAAGCCAAGCGTAATATTCCGTTAGGATATAATGAATTTGTTGATGTTAACGGAACAATTGAAGTCCCTGCAGAAGATTGGGAATTGATTAGTTTTGTGCCCGGAGGTGACACTGAATTAAAACTTGATCAAACAGGTTTAATAGAATTTGGTCGTGACTTTGATATTAGTGATAACGGTGAAGTATTAGTAGTAAGTGCTAAGTTTGATAATGATATTACCAAAGTTGTTGTATATAGAAATATAAATGATAATTATCAAAAATCACAAGAACTAATTCATCCATCGGTAGACGAAACTGACTCACAATTTGGAACATCTATAAGTATCAGTCAAGATGGAAAAATGATAGCTATCGGTGCTCCGTTAGCAGATGACTCAACTAGTACTAATGTTGGAAAAGTATTTGTTTACACACAAAAAGGCAACACATTTGTATTAACACAAACGTTATCAAGTGTCAATGAAGTTGATGGAGAATTATTCGGTAAGAAAATTGAATTTGACGGCAACTCATTATTTGTAAGTGCATTTAATGCATCTAGTGACGATATTACAACATTCGATAGTAACGCTACAGTATTTGATAATGAATTTACAACATATAAAAATGAAATAGCTAGTAATGGAGTAGTATATGCATACGAAAGAATTGATGAATCATTAATCTTTGGACAAAGTATTGACTATCATACATATGCAGGCAGAGATAGTATTGCTGAAGTTGATTTCTTTGGTAGAAATATTCTTGCTAAAAATAATCACTTATATGTTTCAGTACCACAATATCAAAATGCTAACGGCAAAAAAGGACTTATATTAGATTACAGACGTCCTGATAATGAAAGAATTTGGACACAGCATAGAGTACATAATCCGCCAGCTGATATTGATAAAATTAAAAAGGTAATGCTTTACGATTTAAATAAAAACGAAGTAATTACTAACCTAGATTATATTGATCCAATACAAGGAAAAATTGCAGGACCTGCAGACGAAGAAATACGTTATAAAACACCAAACGATCCTGCGGTGTATACTAATAATAATAACTTAATAGATAATATAACTATTGACTCTAACAGAAGTTGGGGACCGGAACAAACTGGCAGAGTTTGGTGGAACTTAACTAATGCAAAGTTTTATAATGTATATCAAAGTAATTTAATTTATAAATCAAATAACTTTAATACATTATTTAAAGGATCGTCAATTGATGTATATGAATGGGTAGAATCAACGTTAACACCAGAGGGGTGGAATAATGATCCTGATACTACCGGTACAGCAATTTATGATAGTCAGGTCTACAGTACCCGAAGAGTATACGATAATATTGCTAAAAGATTTACAAATTACTACTATTTCTGGGTTAAAGATAAAACAACAATTCCTAATATACCAGGTAGATCGTTAAGTATTGATGCAGTAGCAAAATTAATTGCAGACCCGAGCGGACAGAAATATAAGTTTATATCATTTAGTGATACTAATTCTTTTGTACTACACAATGTAGGATCATTAATTGAAGATACTAACACAGTTTTAAATATTCAGTACTGGACATCAGGCGACAAATATAGTAATATACATAATCAGTATCAAATAGTTACTGAAGGATTGTCAACTAGTATACCAAACGAACAAATAGTTAACAAACTTATTGACAGTCTTGTTGGCTACGATGTAAACAGTCGTCCTGTACCTAATCCAAATTTATCACCAAAAGAAAAATACGGCATTCTTAACAGACCAAGACAGGGATGGTTTATTAATAGAGTTGAAGTTCTTAAACAAGTTATCGAAAGAGTTAATGTTACATTACTGCAAAATTTAATTACTGATGAAAAAGACATTTCAGCTTTACAATTAAATGATTTAAAACCAACTAGCAATACTAATAAATTTGATACTACTGTTGATAACTATATCGACTTAAATTTTGTTAGTACAGTTCGTGCAAAATCAGCAGTATTAACTCCTATAATTGAAAACGGAAAACTAGTACGTGTTGATATAGTTGATGGAGGCAGAAGTTATAAAACAGCACCGACATATAAAATTGACGGACAGGGAACTGGCGCAGATGTTGAATTTACTTTAGATGTATTAGGACAAATTACTCAAGTAACAGTAATTAGTCAAGGCTATAATTATGATGATAATACGTCAATTGAAGTTAGACCATTTGCAGTACTTGTAAATGCTGATGAAACAGTTAACAATAAATGGGCAATCTATCACTTTATTAATAACAGTTGGGTTAGAGTAGCATCACAAGCATATGATGTAACAGCATACTGGGATTATGTTGATTGGTATGCAACTGATTATAATAAATTTACAGAAATTGATCATGTATTAGATTATACATATAACCTTCAAGGGTTAGATGACAGGTTTGGTGATATTGTAAAAATCTTAAATGTTGGCGGCACCGGTTGGTTATTATTAGAAAAAATTGATAACCAAGATACTACTGATTATACAGTAAATTATAAAACTATTGGTAAAGAAAACGGTACAGTGCAGTTATCATCTTCATTGTATAGCTTTGCAGATAACCTAGTAGGATTTGATAACCAAACATTTGATACACAGTTCTTTGATAAACAACCAATTGCAGAATTAAGAATTTTGTTAAATGCGTTAAAAGATGATATCTTTATTACTAACTTAGCTAATGAATTTAATAACATATTCTTCTTATGCTTGCGTTATGTATTTTCAGAACAAGGTTATGTTGACTGGGCATTTAAAACAAGTTTTGTTAAAGCTCAACATAATGTCGGAGAACTACAGCAAAAAACTACATTTAAGAACGACAACTTAACAAGTTACGAAGCATATATTCAAGAAGTTAAACCTTATAAATCTAAGATTAGAGAGTACATATCAAATTACAGTAAACTTGAAACAGCGTCAAACGTAGTTACAGATTTTGATAGTCCACCGAGGTACGACAGTAGCAAAGGGACAATTACTACAGCAGATATTAAAGTTTTAAACGGTGTACTATTTGGTACAGGTAATGCGTTAGATATAGATTCTAATTGGTTAAACAATTTAAGTTACGAAGTTACAAAGATTGAAGTTAGTGATGCTGGAGAAGGATACATATCACGACCAGAAATTGTTATTGAAGGAAATGCTACAGCATTAGCGTCATTAGGACCAACAGGAAACATATCTAGCATAACAGTAATTGAACCAGGTAGTGGTTATATCGAATTACCAACTATAACAATTAATGGAACGCTAAAAGATGGCGGCAGAGATGCAGTACTAACAGCAGTTTTAGGTAACTCTCCAGTACGTAATATGCATACAATTATTAAATTTGATAGATTAAGCGGAACATTCTTTATTACACAAATGAATGAAACTGAATCGTTTACAGCGTCAGGCGGTATATCACGTTTTGATTTAAAATGGCCAATGGATTTAAGAACTAACACTATTGATATTAGTGTAAATGGCGAATTAATTTTAAGTAGTGATTACACCTTTAGTAATGTAAAAGATACTACATCAACAGTTGACAAATACTTTGCTAGAATTGAATTTATTAATCCGCCAGCTGCAGAAGCAGTAGTGCAAATTAATTATAGAAAGTCAATCGACTTACTTGATGCACAAGATAGAATAAACTTATTTTATAATCCAACAACAGGACAGTTAGGCAAAGATCTTAGCCAACTTATGGACGGAGTTGATTACGGCGGCGTACAGGTTAAGAGTTTTGAGTTTGGTGCACCTCCAGGATGGGATACCGGCGACTGGTATACTGATAACTGGGATATCTTTGATGAAACATTTGACGATGAAACATTTGAAACTGACGGTAGTACAGTTACATTTGATCTAGTAAAACCTTTAGCTAAAGATGTAAAATATAATGTTTATATTAACGGACAAAGAGTTGATGACGATACTTGGGACGGAACATCTACTGTTGAAGGAAACACATATGCATTTATGGCTCCAATAGTTGGTGATGGATTAACAAATACATTTACATTTGAAAATGAAATACGTTATAGACAAGTAGTTGAAGAACTTGATAGTAGTGGGCTTAATAATCCGCCGGCAAATGTTATTACTTTACGTAGAGCCACATCAGACGGAAGTAGAGTAATTGACGAAAGTGCATACGATACTGCAATAACAGGCGGCGACCTTGCATATAGTACTGCTACTGGTATCAAAGCTGAAGATATTAACGTTGACGGTGATGGATTTGTTACAGCTACTACATCTAAAGGTCCTGAAGAAACTGTCCCTGGGCAGGTTATGGACACACTTGACTTACAAGTTTATGAGCGTCCAACAAGTGGAACAGGTGTTATTGAAGTTGATAGTTTCCAAGGCAACGGAACAACTACAACTTATACATTAACACAACGTCCGTATTCAGTAGAAAGTGTAATTGTAAAAATTGATTATATTATAGTAGACAGTAGTAAGTATACAATTAATTTTAAAACTAATGAAGTTTTATTGTATGAAGCTCCTGCTATTGGAGCAAAGATATCAATTATATCAATTAGTTTAGGCGGTACAAACTTACTTGATTATGGTAATTTTACAACAGACGCAAGTACAACAGACTACGAAACAGCAATTCCGTATAGTGAAAATAATAGTGCATACGTTACTGTTAACGGAAGTGTATTACCATTTACATTAGAAAATGTAAGCGGAGTAACACACATTAAATTTGCTGAAACACCTCCTGAAAATAGATTAGTACAATACGGAATTTTTAATAGTACAATTGAAACATTTAGTCAAATATCAATAGATAAAATCATAGCAGATGGAAGTTCAACAGCATACGAATTATCTCGTGCACCATTTGAACAGCAACCAACATCATATCATACTATTATTACTGCTACAACAACTGAAGGAGCTGTGGTTACTGAGAATGTATTAACAGCAGGGTATAGTGAAGCATTTACTGTTGAAACAGATGTATTAGAATACAAAATGAAAGTATGGCAAATTCCAGTAGGTTCGGTTGAAGGATCAGAACTTAAGGTGTTCTTAAACGACAGAGAACTTACATTCTTACAAGAATGGACCTATGAAGGTGCAGGCAGTTTTAATAGAAATATTTCAGCAGATGCGCAACCAGGTAGTACAATTATTTTACAACGTGGAGTTGCAGCACCGGGCGATGAACTTAAAGTGTTTGTTTTAAGTAGTGGTGAATATAGATTTGGTTACTTTGATTCAGCAAACGATTTTATCGATACTAGCGGTAAACAAATACCAGCAGTATTAACACCTGTAATTGAAAGCGGGCAAATTACAAGCGTAACAGTAGTGTCTGGAGGCAGAGGCTATAATACAGATTCTGGTATATCAGCAAGTTCTGATGCAGGTGTTGGTGCGCAATTTACTATTGATGTTAATGAAGTTGGTAGTATTATAAATGTAACAGTAGTAGATGCAGGAACAAATTACGATGCAGATACTACATTAAATGTAGAAATTGTACCAATTCCGGCAGTTATATATTTTGATAAAACGTATCCAGTTGATACAGTTATTAAGGTATACCAGTTTAGTAATCATAACGGACTTGGAATAGAACGAGAAAAATATGAAGTAGTACAACAAACAGAAATGACTGTAGGGACAAAAGGCTATTACGATTATAGAAACTTAACAAATAACTTTATTGACTTGCGTTCAGCTGCTATTAGCGTAAACTTTGTATGGATTAGTGTTAACGGTAAACTACTAACACCGACTGCTGATTATATTTTAAGAGAAAACAAAAAACGTATTCAGTTTATAACGCCTCTTAACGATTATGATACAGTTGATGTTATACAGTTTGCAGCACCTCCGGTATCAAATAGATTTGGATGGCGACAATTCAAAGATATGCTGAATAGAACTACTTATTTAAGACTATCTTCAGAAGACGAACATACCTTATCAGCACCGTTACGCTGGTACGACAGATCAATACAAGTTGGTGAAGGATACGAAAGATTACCACAACCAACTTCTACAGTGCCAGGTGTGCTTTTCATTGAAGGTGAACGAATTGAATTCTTTAGAAGAGACGGCAATGTACTTAAACAGTTGCGTAGAGGTACTATGGGCACCGGAGTCAAAGATGAATATACTGCTGAGACAATATTTTATCATCAAGGTGCTGATAGTATTTTACCATATAAAGATGAAGAAGAAAGATTCAAAGTAATCAGTGGAGTTTATACTGATACAAGTAAAATATATCCTAACTCTTCGGTAGACATTACAGCAACTTCAATTGTATACAGTTTTAATAACAATACAGTGTTTCCTGTAAGAGTTCCTGGTACATACGATCAAATTGCTACAGTTACAGGAACAGGATTTAGACCTGGTGTAAAAGTATTAATGCAAAATGAAGCAGGAGATATAAGAGAGCTTGAAAAAATATCAAGCACTACAACAGAGATACAATTCTATACAGAAACAATGTCAGTTGGTGCATATGATTTAGTAATACTGAATCCAAAAGAAACAGCACCTGCTTTAAGAGCTGAAGAATATTTAGTATTGCCAAAATACTTGCCTTATGTACAAATATTAGTACCTTACAATCCTGAAGCATTTACAGATGTTGTTAAAAATCCAACAGAAACTGGAGAATGGTACAAAGCACCGTTTGACGAAGGCGGTATACCAGAAGAATATTGGCAAGCACTTAACATTGAAGTATTTGCGAATGGTAAAAGACTACGTAAAACACCAACTAAGGTGTACGATGTAACTAAAGGTCCAGATAGTCCAAACGCAGACATTGATATTGAAGCAGATTATGCTGTTAATAAAAATGAAGGTGCGTATGTACGTCTAACGACACCTCCGGAAGCAAATACAACACTAATTATAATAAGAAAACTAGGAACAGAATGGCGTGAATTAGATGAAGATACAAGTTCTACATTTAAACCGCTAGGAGAATCGAATACAGAAATTGCAACTTTCTTACGTGGAAAGACAATTAATTTGCCGCGATAAATACTACTGACAGGAAAACAAACATGGCTGATATATTTAAAGATACACAAGGAACTTTGTTACAAGGACATATAAAAATACATGACCCCAAAACGGGCGAAGTAATTATAGACAAACGTAACGCAATCCATTACGAGAACATGAGTATAGCTCTTGCAGAGAGTTTATCTAACTCAGGTGAAGGGTGGATACATGAAATGAGCTTCGGCAACGGAGGAACAAGTGTTGACCCAACTGGCGTTATTACATATTTAACACCAAACTCAACAGGAGTTAATGCAAGTTTGTATAATCAAACTTATACGAAAGTTGTTGATGATAGAAGTGTTAATAATATTGACCCTGCTAGAAATAAAACAGAAATAAGACATGTTAGTGGTACAAACTATACTGATATTTTAGTAACTTGTTTGTTAGATTACGGCGAACCAAGTGGACAAGACGCATTTGACACAGCTTCAAATGCTGAGAATTTATTTGTATTTGATGAATTAGGACTAAGGAGCTATGATAGTGATGGGTCAGGTCGCTTGCTTACACACGTTATTTTTCACCCTGTACAAAAATCATTAAACAGGCTTATACAGATTGACTATACAGTAAGAATACAAAGTTTAACTGGTTTTAACGAGGGATAATTAGATGGCATATACAATTAGTTACACTGACGTTTCAAAAGAAGGCACCATTACAATTGAAGATGGTACTATTAATACTACTACAAGTTTAAAAATACCAGGACGTAATACTACAGCATACGGTGCTGTTATTGCAGAAAACTTTTTACACTTATTAGAGCATTTTGCTGCAACATCTGCACCATCTAATCCGTCAGAAGGACAAATTTGGTACAATAATGATCCGCTAGTAGAAGCACTTTTTGTTTATAATGGTACTAACTGGGTTCCAGCAAGCGGAATTACAAAGTCAATTAGTGCTCCGGCATTTGCAAACACAGGCGATTTATGGGTTGATATTGATAATCAGCAACTATACTTATTTACAGGTGGTGGCTGGATCCTAGTAGGACCAAGTTTCTCAGAAGGTTTAGCAACTGGTGCTAGAGCAGATCAAATTGTGGGACAAGATAACGTTTCATACACTGTTTTAAAAGTTGAAGTTAACGGAGTTGTAGTTGGTATTATTTCCGGATCTGATGTATCGTTTATACCAAAAGCAACAATCGCAGGATTTCCATTAATTAATCCAGGATTTAACGTTATTAGTAGAGATACTGATTCCGATGGCCTAAGTAACTTTAAATTCTTTGGTACTGCTGAAAAGGCAGAAAGTTTAATTGTTAATAATTCAGTTGTTGCCGCAGGAGACTTTTTAAGAGGCGATGTAACAAGTACAACAACATTTCCTATCAATGTCCAAAACAACCAAGGCATTAATTACGGTATTAACGGCGAGTTAACAGTCGGAGTTGTAGGGCAAGCTGGTATTATACAACATAATATTGGTGGTTCTAATATTGATATTCGTGTTAGAAATAATAACCAAACAAAAACAGTTATACGTGTTGATTCAAACTTGCGTGTTGGTGTTAACACAGAAGCTCCGGAACAAGCATTAGACGTTGTAGGTACTATACAAGCAAGTCAAGACTTACTAGTTAATGGTACTACAGAAAGCACTACTATTAATAACGGTGCGTTAAAAGTAGCTGGCGGCGCAGCAATTAAGAAAAACTTAAATGTTGCAGGCGAAACAACACTTAGTAATATACTGTCAACAAATGCTGTTGTTCCTGATGATAATAATATTAGAGATATCGGAACATCGGAAAACAAGTATAGATTTGTTCATGCACAACGGTTCTTTGGCGATATTACAGGAACAGTAACAGGTACTATTGACGGACGTTCAACATCTTCGGACAAACTTACTGATAGAACTTCATTTATTATGGAGGGCGATGTTACTACTGTAGTTCCTGTAGAATATGACGGTGCATTCCAAGATCCTAATTTTAACAACGGTGTTGATGCAAACGGAGATCCACTTACACCAGGTGAGCAACCGTTGCAGAAGAAGTTTAGAACAGAAATATCAAATTCATTTATTACAGGTAAGCCATTAGTGGAATCTGTAGGCAACAATGATTTACTTTTACTTAATGATACCTCGTTAGCATCTCCGGGATTAAAGTCAGTAACAAAAAGAGCTTTCTTAAATGATTTACCAAGAACTCCAGCAGGAGTTATTCTTCCATATGGTGGCGGAACAGCACCAATAGGATGGTTAATATGTGATGGTAGAGAAATAGAACGTGATTTATGGAATGAATTATTTACTGCTATTGGATTCAATTTCAAAGGTTCAACACAAGTAACACCAGGATATTTTGGTTTACCTGATTTACGTGGTAGAATGCCAATGGGTGCAGACAATATGGGCGGAACAAATGCAAATGTTGTGCAAACTAACTCTGCAGATGTTATAGGTGCTTCAGACGGAGCGGCAGAAAAGTTAATTAACATCGCACAAATACCAGAACACAAACATGATTTACAAGATGCTGACAATAACCAGTTTTATGTATATCAAGATAGATTAGATCCAACAACAGATACTAATGTTGAAACAGGTATATCTGGTCCAGGACAAGCTGGTATAGCACAACGACTTAATAATAGTGGAGGCATAGTTGGTAATTCGGACAGCGTGCCACAAAGTACATTTAATGTTATGCCACCAACAGTAACACTAAATTATATAATTTACGGCGGGCGAGAATAATGAGTTATAAAATAAACAAAACTAACGGAGAACTAATTGTTGATCTAGTAGATGGGCAGATAGACGAAACTTCTACAGACATTACACTAATTGGGCGTAACTATAAAGGCTTTGGTGAAAAAATGAACGAAAACTTTGTAAAGTTAATAGAAAACTTTGCACAGTCAAGCGCACCTGGAGCTCCATTAGTTGGACAACTTTGGTATGATACTTCCGAACAACGGTTAAAAGTTTATACCGGTGATACATTTAAAACAGCTTCCGGAGCATTAGTAAGTCAAACACAGCCAAACTTAGTTACAGGTGATATTTGGATTGATAGCTTTAATAATAAACTTTATTTTTATGACGGCGCCGACATAGTACTAGTTGGTCCGCAATATAATGCAGGTCAAGGAAAAACGCTTGTTGAAGCAGTAACAGTTATTGATAGAACTGGACAAGAACAAACAGCATTATTCATGTATATTGGAGGACTACTAACAGGTATATATTCTAGAACAGAATTTAGACCACAATTAAACATAACAGGGTATCCAATAGATCAAGATGATGTTAATATTCCAAAACGTCAGTTAATACGTAAAGGATTTAATCCTATTGATACAGCATTTGCATGGCAAGGCTCTGCAAAAAGTACACAATCTTTGATTAGTGTAAGTGGCGAAGAGTTTAGTGAAGTTAACTTTATGAAAACTGACAGAGATACTAGTACAACTGGTAGTTTAGCAATTAGAGATGAGAATGGATTAACAGTTGGGGTTGACGACACAGTACATGTAGCTTTAAGAATTGAGACCACGAATAATAATATTACATCATTTGAAAATCAACAAAAGAATAAAGATTTTGTTCTAAGAGTTAAACGAGGAAATGCATTTGATGATGTATTGTATGCAAATGCATCAATTAAACGTACTGGAATATATACAAACTCTCCTAGCGTAGGGTTTGATGTTAATACTGATGCTAAGATTCAAGGCGATCTTACAGTTGACGGTAACTTTACAGCAAACGGTAATACTACTTTTATTAGTGCTGAAACACTACAAGTTAATGATAAAAATATTGAATTAGGTGCTGACTCTGACGGAAATGCTGGCGGTAATAATATTGCAGTTGACGGCGGCGGAATTACCCTAAAATCAACTGATGGAGACAAAACGTTTAACTGGATCAATGCAGAAGAAGCATGGACATCAAGTGAACACATTGATATAGCTTCATCAAAGCAACTTAAAATAGGCGGCATTACTACACTTACAGCTGATAGAATACATAACTCAGTATTGTATGCAGAAGGGTTAATTAGAGTTGGCGTATTACAAGACTTAACAGTTGATAATATCAGTTTGAACGGTTCGGCAATATCAACCACGTTGCCATTATCGATATCGTCAACAGGTAATATTACTATTAATAACCAAAAAATTACAGGCGTAAGCACACCTTTGAGCTTACGAAAGAAAACATTAAATTCACTTGCTGATCCAGTTGATCCTGATGATTCAGTAGCAAGTAAAGGATATGTTGACGAAGAATTGAAAGCAGAACCGTTAATTGTTTCTTTAGATGTAACAGGATATAGTAATCCTAGTGCAAATTTAGCAGCAAACGGTCCTTACAATAATGTTAAAACTGTACTCGAAACATTATATAGTGCAGTAGACAAAACAAACTCAGCGATTGCAAAAATTTATTGCACAAGTTATTCAACTACATCAGTTACAGGTATTGATGTTGACCAACTAGTTGACGACCCTAATAATCCAAGCGGACCGCAAATTAGTGCAGTTCGTAAAACGTTTATTAGTGTAGACAAAGATGGCAACGCAAGTGATGAGTCAGTCTTACAAGATGTTGACTTTTTACCAGTATCAGCTAGTGCAGGGCTAACACCAGAACGAGCAATCATGGAGTTTGAAAATCAAAGCGGGGTATGGACATGGATTCGAACCACCGTACTTTCTTAATACAGATAAATACATTTATCGCATAGGGGTTATAACGAATGGCATATACAATAGACACATACAGCAACAGTAGAAGCTGGAAAATTGAAGATGGTACTATTGACCAAACAACCGATTTAAAGCTAGTTGGTAAAAACTATGCTGGCTACGGTGAAATACAAAACGAAAACTTTGTATTTTTACTAGAAAACTTTGCAGGGCAGGTTGAACCTCCACGTAAAGTTCAAGGTCAGATTTGGTTCGATAGTGGCAATTCTAAATTAAAATTTTACGATGGACTTAAATGGCGCACAACAGGTGGTGCAGAAGTTAGTTCAACAGTTCCAACAGGGCTTAAACAAGGTGATTTTTGGTGGGATACTGGTAACGAACAACTTTATACATATAATGGCGGAGACTTTGTACTTATTGGACCCCAGAGTGCAGGATCAGGTCAGACACAAATTGTAAGTCGTTCGGTACGTGATACAACAGGCGGAAGTAGAAATATTATTACAGCCGTTGTTGAAGATGAAACAATAATGGCATTTAGTTCACAAGATTTTACTATTGATACTAGTGACGTTGATTCAAATATTACTGGCTTTGATAGAATTAGACCAGGATTAACCCTTAAAAATACAATTAACAGTTCAGGCGGCGTTACATCAGGTGCATTTAGGTTGTTTGGTACAGCATCTAACTCTGAAAAGTTAGGTGGCGTACTTGCTACAGACTATGTACAAGCTAATAACCCGTCATTTACAGGACTTGCACAATTCCAAGAAGCAGGTTTACAAATTGGCGATAGTGGCGACTTTACAATTAAAGTTGAAAATGATATTAATGCTATTATCGAGAACGGTAACGGTAATCAAATTATTATACGTGCTAAAGATTTATTTGGTAATATCTTAAACCCAGTTAGATTCTTCTATAATGCAGTAACTCCAGGACTTGTTGGTAATACACAAACAGTTGCAGCAACAACATTAGGTACAGCAGATTATAGATGGCCTAGTGTATTTGCATTAGAATATAAAGGTCTAGGCGAAGTAAGCAAAGGTATTATGAAACCAGATGCTACTTACGATCCAGACCCAGTTACTGGCACAGTAGCAAATGGAGATTTATTATCACCAAGTGTAGCAACAGCAGCAGATACGGTTCCAGTTAGAGATGTAAACGGCGATATTTTTGCTAGACGCTTCCAAGGTATTGCAACTGAAGCATGGTATGCTGACTTAGCAGAAATGTATTCAACAGACGAAGAATACCCAGTTGGAACATGTATGGCAGTAGGTGGAGATGCAGAAGCAACCGCAGCTAAAGCAAGCACTATGTGTATTGGTGTTATATCCGCAGAACCTGCTTATTTAATGAACAAAGGTTTAGAAGATGGTCAGGCTGTTGGTCTTAAAGGGCGTGTTCCTGTAAGAGTAAGCGGCCCAGTATCAAAAGGCATGGCAGTTTATGCATGGCAAGACGGTGTTGCATCAACTATACAAACTATAGGATTAGTAGGCATTGCATTAGAGTCAAGCACTGACGAGTCTGAAAAATTAATTGAGTGCGTACTCAAAGTATAAATATATACGTATATAACTAAGGACAATTTCGGATGGCAGTAAACCAAGAAACGCTTGTTACAGCAGCAAATTATAATACATTGCAAAATAGAGTTTCTCGAATCCTCGGATCGGGTAACGGGCAAGAAGGATTTGGACAAACATTAAATAGTGCTCCTGTTGGTGCAGAAAGCATTGTTTATGCATCCGATATGAATCTGCTTTTAGAAGATATTAATAGAGTTAGTATACACCAAACAGGTAGTCCTAGTGACCTAAACCCTGTTACATCAAGTTCAAAAATAAGAGCTAACGAAGATACACCTGCTGATAACAATGGTTTTAATCAATATATTAGTGCAGTTGATATTTTAGAAGCTAATGGTAATGTAGTTGACGGTACTCAAGTTACACTTGAAACTCTTGCTTCGGATAGTAGATTTGCTCCTTGGAACGGACAACTTTCACATTCATTTACACTTACGTTTGACGATGCTGATCATAGAAGAAACTTTTTTAATGCAGGCGGACAAATATATATTAGTGCGCAATTAGAAACTGCTAGTGGATCAAAAGCACTTGACTGGAAACAAATGTTAACTAATATGGGTGTAATACAGTTTAAAGCAAATACTACTTCAAAGACAGGTATTGGCGGAACACTATTTCCAAACGGAGATGGTCCTTTTGGTAACTTTAGCCTAACAGCATCAAGTGTAACATTATTTGAAAGAACTGGTCAACAAGCATCATACTCAGAAAATAGATATTATATTTTTGCTAAAGAAGTAAGTACTCGAGCAATACAGTTTACAATACAGTTTCAAGATCAAGATTTAGGTGATCCAAATATTGACGAACAAGTAACTGGAACACTTGTAAGTAAAATACAACAAATTAGACCTACAGGAACTTTTGTATCTGTAGATTCTCCAAGTTATTCGGCGCAGTCAAGTTTAGAACTGGGAGCGTAATATGGTAGCCGTAGCAGGTTTAATTCAAGATAGTGATTACAAAGGTGCACTTGATAGAGTAAACGCAGTTCTCGGTAACGGAACTGGTCAAAGTGGATACGGTCAAGTAGTTAGTAGTTACGAAACTCACAAAGATATAAGTGCAAATGACGAATTAGTTGAAGCAGATATCTTAAACGATATAAAAGCCGACGCTAATAAATGTCGCCAACATCAAACTAGTGCAAATGTAATTTCATCTACATGGGCAACCGGTAATATAATTGGTGCGAACGCTAGTGGTTCGGCTGCAAACAGTCTTACAGAAACCTCTAAAGGGTTTAATGACGTGTTATCTGCTATTACTACTATTGAAAATAATGCTGAAGATGTTGACGAATTTACAGTTACAAATAATAGAACATTATGTAGTAGCACACGAACATCGGCCTGGGGGGGTGACGGCGATCCAGATGATAATATCTATAGTGAACTTGATGTAACATTCAGCGGCGGGTATGCTACAACGAATAGTAGTGGCAGTACTACAGCTTCGGGATCAGATCACCGTAGGCATTTTTTTAATAGTGGCGGCGATCTAAGATTTACATTTTCCAGTGGCAGTAATACTGCTAAAGACCAAAATTGGGCTTCGATGTTTAATAATGTTCAAGTAGTTTTTGGTAAAAACGCTACTACTACTAATAGCGGACAAGCTAGAGACGGTAGCACTGACGTAAACGGAGGCGGTATTGATACTGCATTTGGTAATTATCAGCTTACTACAAGTTATAATCTTATATTTAGAAAATATGGGTCTGGTGTGTACGATGAAAACTATTATCAAATACGTGCAAAGCGTATTGGTGAAAATGTTATACGTTTTAGAATAGACTTTAATGACGTAAACGAAGGCCAGCCAAACTTTGACGAACGTGTAAACACCGGGTCGCAAGAACAATCGGCAGGTATACACATGAAACGTGCAACAGGCACAAATGTTGAAGTTTCAGCACCAACTGGCAGCGAAGCTGTTTCTTTCCAAGATACCTAAATTCACCTCTTGACAAAATCATTCTAAGAGTATATAATTAATAGTATACTTCTAGGAGAATCTGTATGGACGAGCGTCTTGAAAAAGCATTAGAGTTTTCTAATTACATGACAACGCTGAATAATCAACGAAGGATTATTAAAGAGCAGTTTTTGGAAAATTGTGTACATTATATTAACGGTGGAAAATTCTCAGTTAATCGAGAGCTAATAACATTCTGTCAAACACTACGACATAATCACCAAGATGATGCAATTGTTATTGACGATAACGAAACACCAATTAAAATAGATGATTTACAAACTTTTCTAGATGAAATCTTAAACATCTATTTTACTTCTTCGTATGAATACTTGGACAAATATAATGAAATTAAATCAAATAGATCAGTAGAAGGGTTAATTGATTTATGAGCAAAGGAGTAGTACTTTTTGCACAAAATAATCATACAATTGACTATGTAAAGCAGGCTCTTTTTTGTGCAAAGAAAATAAAGAAACATCTAAAACTATCTGTTGCTATTGCTACAGACAATGTCGAGTATCTTGAAACTACGTATCCGTTTTATAAAAAGTATATAGATCACGTTATTCCTTTAGAATGGAAAGAATGTACACAAAAAAGAACATTTGGTGACGGCACCATGAGTACTCGTGATTTAGAATGGAGAAATCACGATAGGAGTACTATATATGATATAACTCCGTACGATGAAACATTAGTAATGGATACTGATTTTATAGTTGGTAATAATTTATTACTAAACGCATTTACTACTGATGACGACTTTTTAATTTGTAGAGATGTTACTGATGTTAATCCTGAACGTGCAGAAAGTTTTGATAAAATAAGTGATCGAAGTGTTGATATGTATTGGGCTACCTTGTTTTATTTTAAAAAAAGCAACCGCACAGAAATATTTTTTAATTTGATTGAACATATTAAAGAAAACTGGACATATTATAGACTGGTGTATCAAATACCTAATATAACATACCGTAATGATTTTAGTTTTAGTATTGCAATACATATATTAAACGGCAATCAAAAAACAAACTGGCCCAAAGCAATGCCTGGAAAACTTTGGTTTACTACAGATAATGATGTATTAATAAATATGGATGACGAAAAATATACGTTTTTATTAGATAAGAAGGACTGGCGCGGACATTATACACTATCTAGTATTAAAAATACTAATATTCACATTATTAATAAATTCAGTTTAGATAGAGCAATAAGCGAGGAATTTATTAATGAGTAGAGGATTCTGTTTACTTGCACAAAATAATGATACGACAGATTACGTGCGCCAAGCATATGCACTTGCTGTAAGTTTACACAAACACAATGTAGGACAAAAAATTAGTTTAATAACCAATGATGATGTTCCTGTTGAGTGGCAAAGTGTTTTCGACCAAATCATTACTATTCCATGGACTGATCAAGCAGACGAGTCTAAATGGAAAATTGAAAACAGATGGAAAGTATATCATGCTAGTCCTTATGATGAAACTATTGTTGTTGAAGCCGACATGTTGTTTACATCAGACATAACACATTGGTGGAAAGAATTAGAAAAATATGATTTATTTTTTACAAGTAATGTAAAAACATATCGAGACGAAGTTGTAACTAGTAGATTTTATAGAAAAACATTTGACGCAAACGAATTACCTAACTTATATAGTGCATTGCATTATTTTAGAAAAGGCGATACTGCAAAACAGTTTTATATATTACTTGAAATAATAATAGCTAATTGGGAGTTATTCTACAGTAAGTATGCAAGAGAACGCTATCAAAAATGGTGCAGTATTGATTTGTGCGCTGCTATTGCTAGTAAGATACTAGGTAACGAAAAAGAAATTACAAACACGAATAGTTGCGTCACTTTTACTCATATGAAACCTCAAATACAAAATTGGGAAATCGCTCCGGATAAATGGACTAGTGTTTTAGGAAAATACTACCGAAACGATGATAAACTTATGCTCGGCAATTTCTTGCAATCAGGAATGTTGCATTATGTTGAATCAGAATTTTTGTCAGACGAAATGTTAGGGAGAATTGAAAATGCAACAAACGTATCTTAATTTTCAAGAAGATGGTAAAATAATAAAAATATCTAATGTACTAGACGAATCGTCTCCGTACATTATAGTTGATAAGTCTTGGGCATATGATTTTGCAGATTGTAAAAAAAGTATGGATGATTATATTATTGTGCCTAGTGATACTGCTGAATCTATGTTTGAAATAAAATATAAGCATACGTCGATACTAGAAAATTTTAACGTAGACGATAGTATACATCAAATAACAAAGAAACATACAACAACAAAGTTATTATTTGCTATTATACAAGATACTAAACTTGGTATATGGAAAATAAAAATATCAGACGATTTAAAATATTTACTAAACAGCACAACTTTTTATAAAGATAAAAAGCACCATTTGTTTGTAACACAAGAAAATGATCCTAATTTTTTATTAGATACGTTAGTAGTTAATTTTGGAGAGTTACTTAGTGGGCAAACATATTTTATAGAAAACGCAAATAAAGAAGTTGCTCAAACCCCTAATGTGAGTGTATACTGCGGTAAAGCGTTTGAAAATTATAAACACATTGTGGAAAGTTATTAATGACAAAAATTAAAGTAGTTGATCAAGATATTATTTTCTTATCATATGACGAGCCTAATGCTGAAAAGAACTATGCAGACTTATGTAGTAAAGTACCTTGGGCAAAGCGTGTACACGGAGTTCATGGAAGCGATGCTGCACACAAAGCATGTGCTGATTTAAGTGAAACGGAATACTTTGTTACTGTAGATGCAGATAATATTGTTGATCCAGAATTCTTAAATCAAGAAGTTGATTACGAAGCACTTGGATTGTCAGCAGAACATGTGTTTAGTTGGTGCGGTAAGTTACATGTCAACGGACTAATGTACGGCAACGGCGGATTAAAGATGTGGACACGTAAGTTTGTACACAATATGAAAACACACGAACATTCAGAAGACGGTGACGAGCGTGGCAAAGTAGAATTTTGCTTTGACGACAAGTATTATCAGTTCAACGAAAACTTTAGTGTATCTTACACAAACGAAACACCTTGGCAAGCGTGGCGAGCTGGATTTAGAGAAGGTGTTAAAATGAGTTTAGATCAAGGTGCTAAAGTAGAAGACTTGCGTAAAGTATGGTGGCAAAACTATGACAGGCTTTTAATATGGAGTCAAGTAGGTGCTGATGTTAAAAATGGTATATGGAGTATACTAGGCGCACGA